TCTTGACTTTTTCCTAAGTGTTCTTTTTGGTGACCCATTAGGATTGGCTGCTGCTGGTGCTGTCGGTGCTGGTGTTGGTGCTGCCCTTGGTGGATTTATTGGTGGATTGTTAATACCTGTTGTCGGTGGATTTATTGGTGCTACTGCAGGTGGTATCGGTGGAGATATTTTGTTTAGGTCTATCTATGAAAGTCTTGTGACTAAGACGAAAACCGACGAAAGACTTAAAAAACTTGCTGGAAATGATGATAAATCTAAAACTAAACCACCAGCAAAACCAATAATGCCATCTGAAGAACAGAAAACATATTTTGGTGTTGATCCTGTTGTTACTGGTAGATTTGGTGAAAAGCGAGGAGATAGATACCACGGCGGAACTGATATTGCTGCTCCATCTGGAACTCCTTTAGTTCCTGTGACTGATGCTGATATTGTTGATTATGGTGATTTAAGTCGAAGTGATGCGAAGAGAGGAGACCCCAATGGATGGGGTAACTTCATAGTATATAAAGATGCTAATGGTTATTTCCATCTGTATGGACACCTTAGTTCTATTATTAAAAAGTCTGGTAGTGTTAAGAAGGGTGAAAAAATTGCAACGGTTGGAAACACTGGTAGATCATCTGGTCCCCACTTACATTGGGAACTTGGAACTGGATGGACTGGAGGTACAATAGAAGGCAAGAGCGATCCTTTGAGTTATTATAGTGTAATGGCACCATTTAGATTATCTGGTGGCAAACAAAAGGCAAATGTTGCTCCACCAAATAGAAATGTTGCTAGTGGACTTGATGATATGACAGATTATGAGAGGGGTGGTGATACTGAAATTGCTTTACTTCCTATTGTAGAACAAGTTGAAACAATGTCTAAATCTCCTTCTGGAGGTGGTGGGGTAATAGTATTAAATAGTAATGCTCCAAGTAGATTTGCACCAGCGTTAATAGGGTAATATGTCATTTACAAAAGCAGCGGAGTCTAGTAATATTACTAGATTTGAAATATATCCTAACTTATTTGAAAAAGAATCTCCTGACGAAAAAAATAAAAAGAAACCAACTTCTTTATTAGGTGGTACTGTTGAGTTATATTATTATGAAAGTATCTTTGAAAATAGTGTAAAGATAACCACAACGATTGTTGATACAGGAAATGCTCTGCCAGCAGACGATGGAACTGGTGGATTTGTAGAACTTATTGATGGTCTTAAAGTTGGTGGTGGAGAAAAAATATTCTTGGAATTTGAGGATAATCAAGGAACAAAATTAAAGTTCTCTGAAGAAAATGCATTATATTTGAATCAACTTCGTAATACAACAAACGATTATTCAAAGGGTAAGACATTTACAATTGATGCATCATCAAAAGAGTTCTTTGATAATGAGTTGACTCGGGTTCAAGAAAGATATAATGGAAAGATATCAGAATCCGTTAAAAAAATTATGACAGATGTCATAAAAACTCCAAAGACTTTAGATATTGAAAACACTGCTAACAGTTATAACTTTCTCGGCACAATCAAAAAACC